AGAACTGCGGATTGTCCATCGGACCTTTACGCAACAACAACTCAAATTCGTTGCGCTGCTTGGTGACCGATGTGGCACCTACTACTTTGAACTTCTTCATGCGCAAACCGCTGGCTACTTCCGCCAAGTTTGACGGACCTAAGAACCACTGGGCCAATAACGGATTAGACGCACTCATGGAAATCATGTTCTCTATTTTGGCTTCCTTCTGCTGCCAAGATTCGGGAAATGCTGGATTACTCTCCGCATAACATAGAACTTTTCCAGCGAGCAAGTTTGCGGTGTTGACCGTTAAGTTGCCACGTCCGGGTATGTTCTGTTTGATTTCCTTGCCATCTCTACATTCGGCTGCGCAACGAACAGCCTGTTCTGCAGCCGCAGCAAACATGTCCTGAATGTTATTCCATGGACATCCGATGCGTTGCAATGCTTGGTCTCTTTGAATCTGTGGGTTGCCTACAGTTTGTTCCCCCGTAGCCGCACCGAACAAAGAAGGTAGTGCTCCTGATATTTCCTCCGACAAGTTCGTAATGAACCATTTGATGAAGTCGGGCAGCGCAGGTTGTGGCTGCGGAGTCGGCTCTACAAATACGTACTGATCCATCGTTGTCAGTCCGGGTTGAACTTGGAACGGCCCGATGCTACCGGGGACGTTTGGCTCGTTCTTTACGGCTTCCATATCGAAAGCTTCAGCGTTCATCCATTTCTTGGGGACGGTTCGTTTGAAGAAATCATCCAGCAAGTCCACCCAGTCATTTATACGCTTCTGAATGGAGATGAGTGCGGAACCTAGTGTACGTCTGTTCTGTCCTTTACCGGGGAGAGGATGCCCGATCACTAAGTGATCATCCATGCTCTCGTTTCTAGCAAATGCAAATTCTGCCCCTGCGCGTGCAAGTAGTGCTCCGTTGGGGAACACTTCCAGCAGCTCTGCTTTAGCTTCATCGCTTACGCCTTGATCTAAAAACATAGAGGGACGGAACCATGTAAACTTCACAGTGGTGTGCCGTTCCAACGAGTCTCCAGTGACGTACGCACCGAGTACCGCCTGTCTCACGTTTTCACGTGCGATGCGGTCAAGTTGCGTCTCCGACATTCCATCGGTACCGGGGTTAATCTTGTCTGCAATCCATGGGAACATTCCTCGTGCTGTGGATACGTCCAAGTCAAGGGAAAGTTGCACGAACGGCATGTCGTGAAAATCATCGATAGCAATCGGAACCTTGTGATCAAGTTTTCCGTGACAGGTTGTGACTTCCCGACCTAAAGGTTTTTTATCTTCACTTTCTGACCCTGCGGCGTTTAGTAAATCTTCTACATCGCCTGAGGTTTTCTCTTCAGACGTTTCAAGGCCCAGCACTTCATCCAAAGCAGTCTGCCCAGTTGGCGTGCCATCAGGTGGATTTTGCTCGTCTTCCGGTACAGTAGGTGCCTTAACGTCTCCTTCGAATCCATATTTCTGTCCGTTGAGTTCGTAGCGAGTCCACATAAGGACTCGGCCTTCGTTCCAGAACATGCGAGAGCAATCCACAAGGAGTGCATGAAGGTTATTGTTTCTTGCCCAAATATCTTTGAACCTATCGGCTTCCTCTGACGCTACTTGGTCTGGACCGTAATCTGGGTTTGCTGGGAAGAACTCAACCTTAGGAACCTCTCGTGACAACGCGGCAACGATAATGTCGCCTTTGGGTCCGTACACGTTTGTGTCATAGGTGGTGCTGCTAGTCTTCTGACCAGACGCTCCCCACTCTGATCCTTGATTAGGCAAAACCCATCCGCCACGCTTACCGCGTAGCAAGTGTTGGTATCCACGCTCAAAGTGCAGAGCTTCCCATGCTTGTTCTACTTCCATTCTACGTGCGTAGGTGTCTGTCTGTGTGGCGATCTTGTCTAACTGTATGAGTGCCCCTTTTGCTTCTTCACTTAACTGTGCAAACGGTTCAGGGCTATATGGAAAACCCGCGTAGACCCCAAGGGGGCTCTCGTTTGGGTCTTCATTTTGAGAGTCTTGGCCACCTAGTTTGCTTCCTGCACCTTTATCTTGCGGCACTACATCTTCTGCGGCCATACACTCTCCTCATTGCTTACTTCTTCATCTTGGAAAAACCCTTTGCGCTTGCTCGCATGTGCGCCATTTCTGAACTGTCTCCAGAATGCGGTTCCTTAGCAGATGCTGGGATTTTTTCACTTTCAGGAATCCCTAGAGCGCGGTGCAACTTACCTCTATGCACGTTGAAGCTTCCTTTTGAACCAAGACTTACGTGCTGAATCTTGTGCGCCTTGTGTCCTATCGCCATTTCAGTACACACCCTTGCCGTTGTTCTTGTGCTGTCCCGTAGCCGAGGAATTAGAGCCTTTCCGTATTCCCATGATCACCCGTTTGAAAGACGATGGGTTTTGGTCCTTCTTAGACATTGGAGCCTGCTGCGGAGATGGGTCCAATTTGGTTCTTCCTAAGCCTGTTGCCATGGCAATTTGTCCTTCTTATGCGATGGGGCATTCATTGCCTCCGCAAGATAATCCTGCTTTCCCGATGACTTGAAGTTCGTAGAAGGGTTAGGCAGTTTTGACTTTGGTCGTGCTAATCCTAGGGCCATACTAAGCCATCCTCATTGAGTTGCGACTCAGTTGACCACCACTGTCGATGCGCATCTTTTTCTTTCGGGGAGAAGGTGTGGGGCTTTCACCGCTCATCCAAGAAGGCATTGAAGTAGAATTAGTAGAAGGAGTCGATGCAGGTGCTGCAGGCCCTTGAGGGTCTAATAGGTTACTTTTCTTCTTGCGTCCCATTCCTGTAGCCATTTACTTTTCCTCCCAGAAACGGCAGTACGCCACAGGGTGTACCTTTACGTCTCCGTTCGGCAACTTAGGGCGTTCCGAAAGCTCTTTCATCTTCGGGCCGTTGCATCCGTTCTCTTCTTTCACAAAGTGCTCGCAATTAAAACAATGCTCACTGCTGCCGGGATGATGAGACATGTACCCAGTCTTAGGTTCTTTGATTATGGAAAAAATTGTTTTAGCCATTTTTCTTCCTGCCCAAGCCTGAGGCTTTCTTCTCTGGCAGGTGCTTGAAGTCCGTAGCAGCAGACCACTCTGCCAACTTCTTTTTGCCGCCGATCTTCTCGGGGTGTGCGTACAAGAAGCCTTGCTGTGCTTTCGATTGGAAGGGCATGGCTACTGGCTCCCACCATAGGCGGCTGCAGATTGCACGGCACCTGCGGGGGCCGTGATAACTAAACCTGAAGACGCAAGGGTCACAGTCAACGAGGCAGTTTCACCACTGCCCGTGATTGCCGTAACCGTACCTAATACGCTAATCTGATCCTGTGCGGCACCATAGTTTTTCCCAGTGATTGACAATGCTGGGTGCGCAGTGTCGTTAGTTTGCTGAACGGCTTCTGCATCGTTAGCCTTAATCACGAACGTTGCGGATGACCAAGAAGTTTCACAGGTCACACTTGCGAGTCCCGAAGGAATAGTGCTGCCGAACGTTGCTGTGGAAACGACCAAGGCTGTAATCGAGCACTGATCTCCAACAAAAATTTGCTTTCCCGACTGATTGAACGCTGCCATGATTATTTCTCCTTACGTAATTTCGCTGTGATGCTTTTGCAAATTTTGCATTCACCTGTGCGCTCTTCAAAGGTCGCGCAGGAGGTGTTGAAGGCACCTCCGTGCGCTAACTCAAGCTGATCAAGGCTTGAGATTCTTACAACTCATTAACCATAAATCCGTCTTCTTCACTTGATGCGCCTTGCTGGTCTTTGCCTTGGTGGTAAGGCGAATCATGATCTTTTGCCTGCCCATCGGCGGGGACACCGGCCAATTGACGCCCTTCTTCATGCGCCTTGCCAGCTTCATCGTGTACGCTCATGTGTACATGCCCGTCCTTGTGGTGCGACTGCACTGTGTGTCTCTTCGAACCTTCGTCGTGACTGATCTGTACCCTGTGTGCCTTGCCATGCTCGGAAACCATGGGATGCACTGTGTCTTCAGTTTCCTCTTTTGGTTCCTCGCCCTGCTTCTGTTCTTCCTGTTCTACTTCAGGGGATTCGTTGGCCTCTTCGGATGCTTCACCCATTTTGTGCATGCCATCGGGGCTGTGTTTTTCGTCGTAGTTCTTACCAGCAAAGGACGATCCGAACTTCTTACCATCTTTGGCTTGAAACATTGTTACTCCTCTTCGGCTTTGCCGATTTATAGAACTTTCTTCAGCCGTTCAATGACAGCGGCTTTGGTTTTCTCAACGTAGTCTTTGGATGTACAAGGTACGGGCGGAACCCAACCTGCGCGAGACGATAGAGATTGCTCCGGCTCATACATACAACCAATCTTGTACCCATTCTCCACTTTGCAGATACTAACATGGCAAATCTCGCCAAGTTTTTCTTCATCTTTCTCTGCCACGTTACACTCCTTTTGCAGCCTTTGCTTTCGCTGCGTCTTCCTCTTCTCGTTCCTTAGCCATTCTCGCGTCGTGTGCATCGCTTTCCATTTGCCAGCGCGTTTTTGGCGGCGGG